GAGGACAAAGTAAGTGGTGCAAGTCCATCCCGTTTAGCTATCACAGACGCAGCGAGTACCCCACCTCAAGGAGAAAATAATGGACTATAAAAGAATGTTTGACAGAATCTTTCCTGACTTCCCAAGAGTTAGGACTACAGACCCTATAACTTCTTTTGAAGCAGCAGAGGCTATTAAACCAGTAGCATCTCAGCATCACCAGATCATCCTAGACTGCCTAAAAACTCATGGTGCGCTAGGCAAAGATGGGATAGCTTCGTTGTCTGGATTAGATGGTAATCAAGTCGCTAGACGTTTGAATGAGATGAAAATAATTGGCTTGATTGAGTTGACAGGAAACACAGTCAAATCTAACTCAGGCAGAAATGAAAGGGAATGGAATGTCGTACGCAAAGATTGAGATGGATGTTATTCAATGGGGTGAGGCTAGACAGATTGTCCAGAACAGCACACCCTATGCCCAAGCAGTTAAAACTCGTGAGGAACTACAAGAACTGTTCACAGCCATTGCCAAAGGCGACAGGGCTGAAATGGCAGACGCTTACGGGGATATTCTCGTAACCCTAGTAATGGGATGTGCTTGTGCTGATCTTGACCTTGTAGAGTGCTTTAAAGGCGCATACGAGGAGATTAAATTTAGAAAAGGTTTTCTTAATAAAGAGGGTATCTTTGTTAAGCAATAAGCACTTCTAATGCGTGAGCAATATGTTTCTGTCTATCAGCTAAACCTATTGTTCCGCCATTGATCTTTTTAGTCATGGTTACATAGTCTCTGGCATCAGCGTACTGGTTTAGCTTGTGGGTATTCCAGAACCATCCAGCAGTCATGGCAGCGTAGCGAGGTGTAGCTACTAGATCAGGATTAATAACAAAATCCTCACCGCAAGCAGTACCAGCATGATAATAGTTAGCATGACCAGTAAGTTGAATACACCCACGACCACGAAAGCGATAACCATCTCCAGACGACTCATCTCTGTTTCCCATCCTTGATGCGTAAACCTTGTTAGCAATCTTCTTAGGATTCCTAGCGTATTCGTTAGCCACTTCTATAGTTGGAAACCTAGACTTCCATAGCTTCATCAAAGTCTCAGCACGATAGTTTAAGTTCTCCTCAAGAACTTTAAAGTTACCACACTCATGTCCACATTGACCAATAAATGATGCTTGTTGAGCAGGAGTAACAATCCCAAACCTTTGGAATGTCTCGTTAAGCGCATCTACCCATTGTTCGCCAATATGGAGTTGCTCTAGTTGGGTTTTATTTACCATTTAGCAGATTCCTTACGTTTTCATATGACTCTATGCAAGCATTGAGTGCAGCAGTATTCCTATCACCCTGCGCTATTATTTCTGCGATGGCTTGGAGGGTTGCTCTTTCGGCATCAGAAGCTGTGTCAGTCGGTCTGTCAGGTTGACTGGTTGTTTCTGGATTTGTGGGGGCAATGGGGGTACTTGTGGGGGCTTGTACACAACTTGGGGAGGGGAGGCGCACCCTACCATCCCTAATAGCACGATCAAGAGCAGATTGTTTCTGAGTGACAACATTGTTAACCTCCAAAAGTTTACCAGCAGTAGTGTTTAATTGTTCGTTGAGTTTCTGTTCAGTTTGACGAGATTCCTCATTTTTGCGAGCAATCTCAATCTGCATCTCTTTGTCCCTGTCTGACCAACCAAAGTGGTATCCACCTCGGTATGTACCAAACAAGGTTATACAAAGAACCACCAGAACCCAAGGTAATGGTATGCCAAACATTAGCCCACCTCTTTACGAGCCATAGCCAATTGCTCTCTATCGTGATCTGCTTCTAGCAATTCAGGAGGAGTAGTTGGAGGAGGAGGAGGTGTCCATGACTCATCTAAATCAGGATTCTTAAAGTTCAACCAGTTAGGTGCTGACGATGTTGGAGACCATGTAGAAGTAGGCGTTACAGACGCTTGGACTACTGGAGGAGTGGTAGGACTAGGAGTCGGTGTTGGAGGAGGTGTAGAAGTGCCTTGGATGGCGTTTAAAGCTGTTCCTACACCCTTCTTACCGATAACTCCACCGATACCACCAACGATCAGCAGAACAATGTCGTTCAGCATCTTGGTGTAGGCCATATCTATCGGGGCCATACTCTTAATTGGCTGAGTCACAAAGGTAACAGAGTACAGTAAAGCAACAACAATAAAACAGAGAATCAATGTGACCATGACGACCACAAAACCCCATACATAGGTTTCTACTTCCTCAATTGTTGGTCTTTGTTTCTTGGACATCGTTGACTTTCTTTTCAAGAATAGGGGCTACTAAATACTCAGGGCAAGTCTGGGTAAATTGGCACTTAGGTTTCTGGCAACTTGGATGAGTAAAGTTATCTGGAGACTGACAAAAGTAGCGATACCTATCGTCAAAGCAACCAGATAGAACCAAAACAGATAATAAAAGCAAATATCTCATGCCATCACATCCACAGTTTTGACCCATTGAGTCTTAATCTCTTGGGCTTTTTGTTGCTCTTGGCATTGACGATTGAGTTCTGCCAACCTTTGCATATTCTGTTGGTGTATCACCCTATGAGCCTCCCATAGCATCCTAGCGTTCTCTTGATAAGTGGTAATTTTCATAACCCAATCTTTCCAAGTAAAAGGTTAACAATCTTGTCTGACAGGTCATCAGGTAAGAACCTGAGAAACCCTAGAAACCACCAAGCAATACACCCATAGCAGAAAACCCTGCAAAACAAATCGAATTGCTTCTGGTACTCGTTCATCTACCACAACCACCCTTTGGACATAGGCTCATCAACTCATTTATACCAATAAAGACCAGTAGTAGAACAAAAGCAATACCGCCAATAATCATGGCTATCTCTTGCATTTCTTCTTCTTTAGCCTTGGCTTCTTTCTCGGCTCTCTTTAAAGCACTAATCTCTTTAGCATCATCTCTGTCCATCTCAGCTTGTCTAGCTTTGATCTTGTTCCAAACATCGATCTTGCCTGTTTGCATAAAGAGCAGTTTTAACTCCTCTTCAAAGGCTCTGGCTTGCTCTAGTGCCATCTCAATCTGTAGAGCAGCACCCATGTTCGAGCCTTTCTTCTCCCTCTTTGCTTGAAGCATAGCCTTTGTTGCTTGGCTCTTAGCGTCAAACATCTTGCCAATCATGGGGGCAAGACCGCCTAGATCATTGGCTACCTTACTAGCCTTCTTGACCATCGAAATGGCACTTTGTAGGCCATTTAGAGCAGCAATGGGGTCTAAGGGAATCACTTCTCAGCTTCCTTGCGAGCAATCTTTAAATGTTGATGCTTGAACCAGATATTAGCCACCAGACCAACAAAACCAATCACAACACCACAAAGCGCACCAAATTCATTGGCTGATAAACCAAAGAACACAGCACTTCCTGCACCACCATAAGTAGCGATAGACGATGCTTTTGTTGCGACTTCTGCGGTGTTTTCCATTTACTTTGCCTCTGTTACTGTATTTAGAGATTGCTTCAACATTGTGAAAAAAGCGTCACGACCAACTTGAAGCTGGTCAACATTAAACTTTGCAGACGATAACTTTCGGTCAAGGTCTGCGACATGGTTGATTAGTACTTGTTGTTCAGGAGTCATATCCTCGAACTGGTACTCTACTCCGTCAATCGTCAATGGGGTTTTTGTGTTGTTGCCCATGATTTTCCTTTAATGTGCCACTAAGTTCAGGTAGTGGCTTCCTGTTTTACCAAGGAGTACCAGAGGCTTTTACAGGGTTCTTCAGCAAAGCAATCTGAGCCGCCAAAGAAGCCTCTGTAGCTTGCTTGTCAACAGATTCCCACACCCAATTAAGAACTGTGGCTTCTGTGAGGTTTGCGTAAGGAATAGCGGGAGTGCCTTCAGCCCATGAGACTGTTGCGTAGGCAGAGGCAGAGTGCTCTCCGTCTACTGCTGTGCAAGTCCAATGAACGCAGTCGACATAGCCCGTTGCGACTACGCTCTCAAGTGTTGGGGCTTTCCAAGTGTATGTAATAGACATGATGTTTTCCTTTTAAAGATTAGGGATGGGATGCAACATAAGCATCAAATTTAGCGTTCAACTCTTGTAAAGCCGCAGTTAATGTAGCCACCAAGAATGATGTGTCAATGCCTTGGTACTTAGGATTGCCGTCAGCGTCCACAGCATCCTTTTCACCAGTCACAGCATGAGGGCAAACTTCAGCAAGTTCGTGAGCAATAAAGCCATCACCATCAGAACCATCAGCGTTCCACTTATAAGTTACTGGCTTGAGCAATGCTACTTTAGCCAATGCACCTGTCATTGGTGCAATGGTGTTCTTTAGTCGATAATCGGATGAAGTATTAAATGCGACTGCTGTTGTTCCGTTTTGTGAAACGCCACCAATTTGCGTTCCGTTGTAATAGCAAGCAACAAAATCAGCGCCTGAGTTAGAGCCGTTTTTATGTCCAATCTTTAAATAACTGTTAATTACGCCTGAACCATAAAGAACAAAAGCACCATTGGTCACAGTTGTGTCTGTAGTTCCAACCAATAAATCACCAGCCGCTGTGAGGCTCATTGCCTGAGTAAAGGTAATGGCGTTTCCTGCTGTGCCTGATGCGGCTGTAAAGAAGCGATGCTGGCCTGCCGTTTGCGTGTAAAGCGATGCAACAGCCGTACTGGTGTAATTCCATTGGTTGTTGTAATAAGCGTTAGCGGCAATGTTCGCCTGATTGTTGCCTGTAAAAATTCCAAACGATGACTGAATTGACGGAATGTTTGAAGCACTAGGAGTAACTCCCAAGCCTAGATTGCCTGAGGAGTCGATGCGCATACGCTCTGAGCCGCCAGTAAAAACACGCAAATAACCAGAATTTACAACGATTGCAGGATTTGCCGTTGTGAAAACAAAGTTGTCACTACAACCAATTTGACCATTTACTTCCAACTTATAAGCAGGACTACTTGTACCAATACCCAGACCTGTGCTGGTTAGGCGCATTTGTTCTGTACCACTTGAACCTACACCAAACTGCAAAGAACTTGTGTTGTCAGATTGAATTCGTGCGTACTCTGTTGAAGCACCATTAGCACCAAACTGCAAAACACCAATTCCATCAGAAGCCCTGCCGTGAATACCAATTGCCTGACCAACAGCGCCACCAGTAACTTCTAATTGAGCGCCAAATAAAGATGATGATTGATTAACAGAAAGTCGATTGCTACTGTCAAACACCAACGTAGAACCGCTTGTAACAACCTTAGAGCCGTTTAAATACGCTACTCCGTTAGCAGTACCCTGATTAAGCGTTAGGCTTCCAGACGAGCCAACAACATAAGGGTCATTAGATGTACCAGATTGCCAGTCTTTCAGTTGAGCCATTAACTCACGAATAGCATCGTTGATACCAGAGGGCGCACAGCCCTCGCTGATATTGATACTGTCAATATCGGTATTATTTGCTGGTGTTGCACTAAATTCACTAATCTTTGTACGGGGCATGGTTTATTCCTTGGGTTGATTTGCTTGATAAAGCAGATTGAACATTGTTGGATAGTCTAATTCAGGGAGTCTGTTTTGCACATCAAGCAAACCTCTACCTACTCGACCTGCGCCATAGGCGGCTTCACCCACAATTCTAGGAGATGAAACTGCACCATAGCCTAAAGTAAGTGGCAAACCACCAAGGCTAAAAGCACCTAAACTAGTAGGAATACTTGTAGCACCTTGGATTCCTCTGGGTGTTAATTGGTTAAGTGCTTGACCTGCCAATGATGGCATCAATTGACGACCACCAGCAGACTCCAACTCTTGAGCCAAACGCATCCGCTGACCATAGTTGGTGTTGACATTGTTTCTCATCAAAGACTGCAACTTACGCATTGCTGTGTCTACTGATGCTTTCTTGCCTAAAGACAATGCTCTTTCAATCTCTTTGATCTGCTCACTAGCATCAGCATAAGCCTTCATTGTCTTAGCGTATGTTGGTGCTTGCTTATTGATCTCGTTTTTGACAGAGTTATAAACATCGCCAACAACCATTCGTTGCTGTGTAGACTCAAATGGGATGCTCTCTAAAGTCTCACCAATACTCTGCTTTAAAGCATCTAAGCCTTCAGGAGTGTGGAAGTCAGCAGGGTTTAAAGATTTCCAGTCTGCCACTTTAGCTTGAACTTCAGCTAACTTCTGTGCAGCAGCTTCATTCTTAATCTTGCCTTTAAAGACAACCTTAGATTGAGCATCAGCAATGGCTTTGTCAATTCCTGTGAAATCAAGAATAGACTTATCGCCTTTGATGTTTTGCATATTTGCACGATAGGCTTGCTGACGCTGACGACCTAATTCTGCAAGATTCTGTTTGGCAGCATCCAAAACAGCAGTCTGCTCTACGCTACCACGCATATTGGCCTTCAAAGCCTCACCAGCTTCACCACCAACCAAACCTGCTCTAAAGGCTTGTCCAATAGGCTCACCACCGACACCAGTAGTCAATCCAAGAACTTGCTTTGTAGCCGCACCACCCAACTCAGCAGTTTTACCCAAACCTTTTGCTGTAAGCATTAAGGGGTCAACAGAACGAGCCGCAGTAGCCAATGCAGGGGCAGCACGAGTAGGCAAAGTAGCACCAGCAGTCAGCACAGTAGAAAGATCTGCCATTACACCAGCAGGGTCTTTTGCAATTGCCTGTTTAGCACCTTCTAAACTTCCATAACGCTGAACGTAATATTGGCCTACCTTATTTGCTGTCTCACGGCTTGGCCTGTCCTCACCAACCATTTGCACTAATTTTTCTGGAAGCACATTTTGCAATATGCCAGCACCAAGGTCTAAAACTGTTTTAGCAGTTTGAACAGGGCTAGTAACGGCTTGGTAAATATCACCAACCATATTGGCAACAGATGGGCCGAAACTCTTTACTGCCTCAAGTGGCACATCAGACCAAGCAAGAGGCTTCTTAGCCGAAGCCCTCTCCATCTCGTATCTGCGTCTGAACTCAAATTCTTCTAGTTCATCCATGATTAACCGCCTTGCTTCTTAAGCCATTGCTGATAACGATCTTCTTTTGCAGGAGAGTACTTAAATGGAGATACTTCAACAGGTTTGCTAGAACCTTCTGGAACTTTTGCGTAACGCTCTTGAATTTGACGAATTGTCTCAAGGGCTGCTTTACGAGTATCAACAGGCAATGTTGAATCACCAATTTGACCAGCCATTTCACGATAGAGCAAAACATCTTTATCAGACTGTGGGCCTGACATTTTAGGCATCTTAGCAACCAACGCACCTTGAATTGCTTTAAGTTGAGCCGCTGCTTTAGCACCTTCAGTAGATACCCCAACAGCGCCAGCCAACACATCTACACCTGTACCAGTTAAAGATGCTGTGGCTTTGTCTAGCAGTTTCTCGGCTTGGTTGATTAAGCTAATTGATTCTTTGGCTTCTGCAATAGGCTTGTTTCGTTCTTCGGCCTTAGCTTCTAGTTTAGTTTCAGTTTCAAGTCTACGAAGCTCTAAATTACCTCTTGCAATCTCACCTTGCAATGCTCTTGCTTGAGCAGATTGCTCTAAACCTTGTCTGCGGAATTCAGCCATTTGATCTTGTTGAGCTTTTAGATTTGCTTGTGCCGCATCTCTGTCTTGCACTCTTTGAGCCATAGCAGTAAGTTCAGAGAATCGCTTGTCAGCAACATCAGGGTCTAAACGACCAGACGACCAACTCTTAGCATATTGTTCAGCAAGAGTCTTAACATTCTTAGGAATAGTCTCATCTTGTGTAAAAACCAAGAAAGGATTGTCTTCTGGTCTTTGTTCAACACCAATACCTGCCCTACGAAGTTTAGGCATTAGATCAGCCATCTGTCCCAAAGCGGCTTGACCTTGTTGAGAGCCAATCAATTGATTAACAACATCTTGAGTCAATCCCATGCCTTTAGGCTGTGGCATATTAGGGCCAGCAACCTCTTGACCCATCATATTTGTCAATGGAGTCTCTGGGAATACTTCAGGGCCTGTAGCTCGTTTAAGAACTTGCTGAATTCTTTGTTGTTCAGCCAAAGCCGCTTGGTCTTGCTGACGCTTACGAAGCATCTCTTGAACTTGTGCGTTTTGTAGTTGTTGTTGCAGACTGCCTTGCATAGCTGTTCTGTATGCTTGCTGACCTTGTTGAAGTCCCTCAAGCACAGATGATGCTCCCCTACCACCTTGGAATAGGCGACCTGCTAATGCGTAGAGTGCTTGGGCTTGTGCGCTGTCACGATTCCTTTGCACGTCTTCTGGAGACATCCCCAAAAGACCCATTGTTTCTACGCCACCAGTACCGAAAATATCTAATAGTCCTGCCATGATTTATTCCTTATGGGCCTGTTAAAGCGTTCCAACCCTTGCTCAACCAACCAGTATCTCTTTCAACACCACCCAACAAGGCAGCAGTACCTAAGAAGTTTTGCAACTTAGATGGTTGAGGGTAAGCCATAGATTGTTGCGCTCTACCTAATGGGTTTCCATAAACACCAGACAAGAAGTTTGTCAGGTTTTGCTGAGGCTGAGTTTGTTGGAAGTTGAACTTATCAATGTCAGCTTGTTGCTGTGCGCCTGTGTAGCCTTCACGCATCTGACCTGCTTTGAGCATATTCTGAATATCAGCGTAGTCAGCTTGAGCCATTGCAGGTGCAGCCATCGTAGCCGCTTGTTGACGACCACGCTCTGCCTCGTAGTTCTGGTAAGCCAAGCCACCAGCCGTATCAGCCAAAGTTTTAGCAAACTGACCACTAGCACCTTGTTGCATGGTAGACATAGCACCAGAGCCATAACGACCAGCCTTAGAAGCCGCAGAACCAATGTTACCTAGTGATTCCTTAAACCTAGACTCAGCCGCTTGTGCAGCAGGGTTAAACGCACCCTGAAAGAAAGGATTTCCACTAAGGTAGTTACCTTGAATAGTTCCTTGCAATTGGCTCTGAGCCGCACCAGTTAGAGGGCTACCCTGAGATGCACGTTGCTCTAAAGCCTGTAATCCAGTTTGCGTTTGCTGTGATGGGCTTACATAAGTCTGACCACCATAGTACTGAGGCCCACCACCTTGGTATAGCTTTTGGGCTTCTTGCAAACCATAAGACAGGTAAGGCTGAATTGTTGGGTCAATGTTTGAGGTAGGTGCTGTTGCCATAGTAGGACTCGCAGTCGTAGTAGGTGTTGGTGCAGGTGTAGGAGTTGAAGCTACAGGTGCAGGAGTAGGTTGAGGAGCAGGAGCAGCTACAGGTGTAGGTTCTACAGGTGTAGGTGCTACAGGAGCAGCTTGAACAGGCTCTGGCTGAGGTGCAGCTTGAGGCTCTGGTTGAGGGGCTACAGCCACAGGCGCAGGAGGCGGTGTTGGCGCAGGTTCAGGTGTCACCACAGGAGGAGGTGGTGGAGGAGGAGGCGCAGGTTCTGGCGGAGGGGGAGGCGCAGGTTGTGGCGGTGGCGTAAACACAGGCTCAGGTGGCGGTGTGTAAACAGGCTCAGGCGGTGGTGTGTAGACAGGGGGAGGTGGTGGCTCAAATACAGGCGCATTACCACCAAGGAAATTAGAAGAACCAATTCCTTCCATCTCAGTCTGAGGAATAAACTTATCCCTAGAAGCAACCATAGGCTCATACGCAGGTGCTACAGGCGGAGGCGTGTAGACAGGAGGTGTATAGACAGGCTCTGGAGGAGTGTAGACAGGCGGTGTATAGACTGGTTCAGGCGTGTAAGGAGCAGGTGCGTTGCCACTAAGGAAGCCAGAAGTATCTCCTGACATACCCTCCATTTCCATTTGTGGAATGAACTTGTCTCTAGATGCGACCATTGGCATCTCTTGTTGAAAGTTAGAATTTGCGTTTGGTTGCATACCAGCAGCACTTCCCAAACCTTGTGTTGCTTGCATATTGGCAAATGGATTGTTTGCCATCATTGCTTGAATGTTAGGGTCATTCAAACTTGGTGCTTGTTGAGGATTGTCTCTTAAATACTGACTTGCAAAATCAAATTGCTGTACTGGCTCTTGATAAACAGGCTCTGGCGTATAAGCAGGGGGAGGCGTGTAAGCAGGAGTAGGCGCATTGCCACCAAGGAAGCTAGGAAAGCCTCCAGACATTCCTTCCATTTCCATTTGAGGGATGAACCTATCCCTTTGGGGAACACCAATATCTTCGTAGTTTTGATATATCTGGTCTTCTTCAAAAAAAGGTCTACGCATCATTCTCTCCATAGAGTTCTGGACTGCGAGATGCGTCATCCTTAGACATAATTATACCTAAATTATCCAATAACAACATACTTGTATTTCTTATCGGCAGTTGAATTTGCAAAATGGGTGATCGTAGCTGTTCCCTGTCCTTGGCTACTAGCGTAAACACCATTAAAAGTAGCACTTCCAGAGCCACCTACTAAATTCATAGTAGCTATAACTGATGGCACAGCAGGTCTTGTTGGGCTTGTGCTTGTCCCAAAATGCTCAATACTTACACCAGTATTTTCAGTTCTCCACATAATCTCAACGTAATCATTAGCAGCCATGTCAACAAAGAAATTCAATGCAGCAATCATATGGCTTGGGTCGCCTGAACTTTTCCTTGCAGGAGGGTGAAATCTACTGTTTGAGTTTGCGATATTTGTTCCATTCTTGCGAAACCAAACATCCACATCTTGACCATCGTTTGTGGTGTTTTTAAACTGAATGGAAAACTGTAAATTGTAGAGTCCTGCGTTTTTTACGTTTAATCTTGAACTATTTGATAACGTAATTCCATTAGAGAAGTCAGTTGTATTAAAGGTAATAGGGTAAGCAACAGTCGTACTAGCAGCAGTCTGGTCTGTAGAGTCCTGAAAAGCCCCATAAGGCACAGAATCAGCAAAGGCAGCAGCCGAGTCAGGGACAAACAAAATAACGCTATCCCCACCAATCCTTCTGTCATTCAGAGTGGTAGTCGTAGCACCACCAGTAGCCAAGGTTAGCGTTCCAGTATTGTTGGTTTTGCCATCCATGATTCCACGGATAATCTCAGCAGTCTGTCGCTGATCTCCACCAAAAGGAGGAAGCGTTCTAAACATTATCTAACTCCCTGACCTTGGAAATCTACATCCAAGGCAACAGCAGTTTTCCATTGACCAGTAGGAGTTACTTGGAATTGATGGAAGTTACCATTAGACCTAAGAGACACCCTGTTATCAGAATCAGCCGCTAAAGCAGTACCAAACACAGGTGCTTCACTCAATAGTGTTCTAGAAGCTACTGCCACATTAGCAGAGCCTCCATCAATTAAGGGTCTAGCTAGGGTTACTACTGATCTACCACCTGCATTTAGATCACCAGTTACGATGTTCCCTGTAGCGTTAGCACCATTGTAGGTAACGACATATCTACCACTTGTACCCCCAAGGAAGTACTTTCCACCCATGTAAAGGATAGAGTCCAAGCTAACAGTCAAAGCATCAATGCTGTTAGAAATGGAATCTAGGTTTTCTAGGGTTACAGCAGAAGTAGAAGCATCAGAGATGTAATCAGTACCAGCATCGCCATAAGTCCACTTCTTAGTGTTGAAGTTATAAATTAACAATTGTCTGTTACCAAAGGTAGTTCTGAAGTTCCAGATAATCAACTTGCGAACGGGGTCTACAGCCGCAGACATTAGGTTGAACTGGCTCTCATCAGCGTTTGCAAAGAACCAACGATCTACTTTCTCTGTACCAATTCCCATAACACTCTGTCCATCGCACGAGTAAAAACCATCGTCTGACAAAAAGAAAGTTATGCCTTGAACTTGTGCAATTGAGCCTGAAGCGATACATCCCTTACCACGAGAAATATTGTCGAACTGGAAAATAAAGGGAGTCCCGATGTAACTCATTCGAGTTATTCCCTTTTCCAAGAGAATAATCCCAACTTCTCCACCACGAATTCCCATGATCTGACCACCATCAGGAATGTCTTGGTAATCAGATTGAGTTACCTGATCTGCATCCCATTCAGTCTCATCATTGATGCCAGACCATTGAACTCTAGATGGATAAAGAACAGATGAAACGTCAATAAACGCAGTCACCACAAAATCACGCACTACAGTCAAATAGCGACAAATAGGAGCATTAGCCGCTAGGTCTGCAAACGCAGTAGAAGTACCCAAGGTGAATACTTGCATTGGGTCACTAAAGTTAGTCCCAATAATTGAGTTACCAAACTGAGTAAATCTAAATCTGTCGCCATAAGCGTTAGGACTATACCCACCAGTTTTAGAAACATTGGTTACCGCACCAACACCACTTATGCTGAAAATCTTTGTAGTTCCAGCAGCAAATAGCTTAGTGTCGTTTGCTGGTGTTTTCCCTGCTACCAATGTAGTAAGGTCTTCAGAGGCTTCTTGTGAGAATGTAGCCGCAGTTGGTAGTGGGCCATACCCAATAGCCTGAGAGACTACGTTCTTTGCATCAACCAAAGCACCAGTAATGCTAGGTTGGTCAGGCATCCATTCACCAAATGTTAATTTTGTCGTTGCCATGTGTTATTCCCTTGAGCCTGAATTGTCCATGTGTTGTCATTAGCAGACACAGGTGTCCATGTGTTTGAGTCGCTAGAAACTACTGTCCATGTATTTGAATCTGTAGAAACAGGTGTCCAAGTATTGTCATCCTCTGGTACTGGTGTCCAATTCTCACCAAGGATTACACCTTTTGCTGTGATCGTAGTTGTACCAGTTACAGACGCTACTCCTGCATATATCGCAGAAGCATTAGCGGTAAAGTTTGCCGTTACGTCAACACTAGCGTGAGCATCAGCAACGATTCCACCATTAGCAGTAAATGTTGCACTACCAGTAATAACCGCTACAGCATCACGAACCCTAATTGCATCAGCAGTAACAGTCGCATCAGCCGTGATAGAAGCTACGCCATTGGCAACGATTCCACCCAAAGCAGTTACATCAGCAGTACCAGTTATAGAGGCGTCTGCAAACTGAACACGAGTTCCAATTGCTGTTACATCAGCGTTACCTGTAATACTTCCAGAGGCAAACTGAACCCTGATCGCATCCGCTGTAACTGTTGCATTAGCGTCAATAGCACCAGAGCCAAACTGAACCCTCGTAGCATCACAAGACGCACTAGCTGAACCTGTAATGCTTGCACTAGCGTATTGAATCCTGACAGCATCAGCCGTGACTGTTGCCGTTCCATTTACTGCTGCTACACCATTCTGAACCCTTACCGCATCAGCCGTAACAGTCGCAGAAGCACTCACAGACCCATAGGCATCCCATAGGGTAACTGAAGTGGTGTAGAGTGGACTATCGAGTGTGAGTGTTAAGTCATCAATGCTAGACTTTAAATTGTCTAGCGAGTCAATTGTCCACGGAGGCAGTAAATCAGCCATCTCACGCTAAAGTAACGCTCAATGAACCAGAGGCAATGCGAAACACATCACCAGTAGCAATCGTCTTAGATGCGTCAAGTGCTGTGTGATACAGCAAGTTGCCAGCGGTAGAGGCATCACGAATACCAATGTGTGTAATCGTACCCCATGCGCCACCAGCTTGAGGAAACTCAACAGCCGCAGAGTTGGTAGTCGCACCATTGCTAGGCGCACCAAACGTCACAGACTGACGAGCATACGATGTACCAGAACACTCAGTACCTGTATCAGCATCTGTTGGGTCAGAGGTGTACAAAGCCACATACACAGTCGTTGGTGCTGTGTAGCTAGTCGCTCTCAAAGTTACGTTGATGAGAGCATTTTCCAAGTAGTTTGACATTTCAGCCATAGTTTCACCTTGCAGTAAGTTTCATTGCCAATGGGACACCAGAGTATTGACCTTCTTCGTCAGACTTGGTAAGGGAGGAGATTGCTCTGTCGTACATAGTTCCCCATGTATTGATTCGTGCGTCATTCATTAAATATGGTTCTGCCTCAATCAATGCCGCATAAAGTAAA